TATAAAGTCATTCTTTTCCTTAAACTTACTCCACTATCATCAAACGTAGGTATAGTTAAAGCGTCTGCTACCAAATTCTTAGAAGGTAACATGCTTGTAGAAGTATTTGGTAAAGTACCTTTTTTTATACCTTCTAATGCATTTTTAAATTGTTCTAGTGTTAAAGGATTTGGCGGGGCATCCATTAAATACCTTCCATATTTTTCTTGTATTTCTGAGTCATCGTCAGTGTCTGTAGTTACAGTTTCTGTAAGACTTAATAAACCTTCATTACCTAAATCATTATAATAAGCTGGATTAACTCTATCAGTTAATAAACCTAAATTACTAAACTGACTCATATCATAAGTTGGTTCATTAAATTTTTTACCAAAACCTAATCTTTGTCCGACACCTCTAATTAAATTTCCTATAAATCCACCACCTGTAAAGAAGTCCATAATACCACCTCTACGACCAGCTCTAAATGCAGCAGGGTTAAATGCTTTAGCCGCTGCTAACTCAGCTGGTGATACAACATTTCTACTATCAAAAAAACCTGGATTAACTCTTTGACCTCCACCAGCTGCAATAAATTGATTTCTTAAAGCTTGTGCTTCTTCTGAAGGTTTTGGTTGCACTCCTGGAGGTAAATTTCTTGATCCTTCAAATCCTCTAAAATCACCTCTCTCTGCAGAGCTTACATCCTCTCCTGCACGTCCTGTATCTTTACCACTTGCATCTAT